CCGGCCAGCGAGCCCGCCGCCCCGGCGCCGGAGGCATCCAAAAGCGAGGGCCGCGACGAGAAGGGACGGTTCAAGCCCAAGGACGCGCCCGTGGCGCCCGAGGCGGCGGAGAAAGCCGCCGCAGAGCCCGCGCAGGGCATCCAGCCCGGCCCCAAGGCCGAGCCCAAGGCGGTTCTCAAGGACCGCGCTCCGGCCTCCTGGCGGCCCGACGTGCGCGAGCACTGGGCGCAGTTGCCCGAGCAGGTGAGGGCGGAGGTTGCCCGGCGCGAGCAGGAAGTGCAGCGCACGTTGCAGGAGACGGCCGAGGCGCGCAAGTTCTCGGATCAGCTGAACCAAGTGATCCGGCCCTACGAGATGTTTATCAAGGCCGAGAACAGCAACCCGCTGCAGGCGATCGACAACTTGATGGCGACCGCGGCCAAGCTGCGCACGGGCACCGCGCCAGAGCTCGCGCAGATGGTGGCGGGCATGGTCAAGCAGTTCGGCGTCGGCCGGTTCGGGCAGACGTTCATTGAGCAGCTTGACTCGGCGCTGGCGGGTGAGGTGCCGCGCGCCGATCCGGTGCAGAGTCAAATGCAGCAGGTACTGCAGCAGCAGCTCGCGCCGGTGCAGCAGTTCATGTCGCAGTTCCAGCAGGCGCAGCTCGCCCAGCAGCAGCAGGCCCAGCAGGCGGCGGCGAACGAGGTGCAGCAGTTCCTTCAGCAAGCCGAGTTCGGCGAAGACGTCCGCGAGGACATGGCGGACATCATGGAGCTCGCCCAGCGCCGCGGGCGTGAGTTGACTCTGCAGGACGCCTACCGCCAGGCGTGCTTGTCCAATCCGCGCGTGCGCACGGTGCTCGAGGGCCGGGCGAAGGCGAAGGGCGCTCAGCAGCAGTCAGGCGCCGCACAGCGCGCCAAGGCGGCGGCAGTAAGCGTGTCGGGCGCCCCCGCGCTCGGTGCGCCGAAGAGCGAACCGTCCGATATTCGCTCTGCGATTGAAGCGGCTATTGCGTCAAACGCACGATGATGCTATAAACACATCGGGGAAAGTGCGGCCTAAAAACTGTACTTTCTCCGGTGTGCCAAAGCACCGACAGCCACCGAAGCTCTAGGAGCGCGAAAGCGCCCACCTACGACATACCGGACTGAACAGGTTCGCGTAGGCCACACGAAAACTGGTGGGGCGTAAGCCCTTGTCATTTTTTCTTGTGGGAGTTTCATCACAATGGCTTTTGCAAACTCGTCCATTTCGGACATCGTCGCGACTACGATTCAGTCGCGCACCCGGCAGATCGCCGACAACGTCACCAAGAACAACGCTTTGCTTGCTCGCCTCAACCAGCGCGGCAACGTGAAGACGTTCTCGGGTGGCTCGACCATCCTCCAGGAGCTGAGCTTTGCCGAGAACGGCAACGCCGGCTTCTACAGTGGCTACGACCTGCTGCCGGTTGCGGCTCAGGACGTCATCAGCGCCGCCGAGTTCCAGATCAAGCAGCTCGCCTGCCCGGTCGTGATCTCAGGCCTCGAGCAGCTGCAGAACAGCGGCCGCGAGGCGTTCATCGACCTGCTCGAATCTCGCATCAACGTGGCCGAAGCCACGATGGCGAACAAGCTCGCCGCGTCGATCTACAGCGACGGCACCGGCTCGGGCGGTAAGGAAGTCACCGGCCTCAACGCCGCCGTGCCCTCCAACCCGACCACCGGCACCTACGGTGGCATCGACCGCGCCACCTGGACGTTCTGGCAGTCGAAGTTGTACGACTTCTCGACCGCTGGCGTGACGCCGCCCCCGACTGGTGCTCAGATGCAGACCGGCCTCAACACGCTGTGGGCTTCGCTCGTGCGTGGTTCGGATCGGCCCGACCTCATCGTGCTCGATTCGGCCTACTGGGGCATCTACACCGCGTCGCTGCAGGCCAACCAGCGCTTCACCGACCCCTCGGTCGGCAGCCTCGGTTTCCCGTCGCTCAAGTTCATGGACGCCGACGTGGTCCTGGACGGCGGCATCGGTGGGTTCTGCCCCGCGAACACGGGCTTCATGCTCAACACGAAGTACCTGTTCATGCGTCCGCACCGGGACCGCAACATGGTGAGTCTGTCGCCGAACAAGCGCTACGCGATCAATCAGGACGCCGAAGTCCAGATCCTCGCGTGGGCCGGCAACCTCACTTGCTCGGGCGCGCAGTTCCAGGGTCGCATCCAGAACTAATCGGCCCCGTGGTGGGGGTCACCCTTGCCTTGATGGGTTTGGGTGATCCCCTAACTCATCAAGGTTTTTTTAGGAGAAATTGAACATGTCTGGTCAGATTATCGGAATCGACAAGACCGCGGTTGTAGCTGCTTCAGCCGTCCCGGCCTTCCGGCTCGGCACGCTCGGTGGCTACGACGACCCGGTCAACGGCTACCAGGAATTCGTCTACGGCCGCGCTGATGGCGCCGTAACGGGCGCTGGCTATCTCTGCGTTGAGGCCACCGGCTTCGACTTCGCGATGGCAACCACGACCAACACCGCGCCGGGCGCTTCGGGCCACGGCTCTCGCGTTGGTGCGGCGCAGGCTGTGCTTGCGGACAACGAGTACGGCTGGTTCCAGATCTACGGCAAGGGCTCCCTGCGCACGCTCGCGAGCGCTGCGAAGGGCACTCGCCTCAACAGCACGGCCACGGCTGGCGCGGTTGATGACGATGGCACCGCTGGCTCGGAAGCGATCGTTGGTGTGGTGCTCGGCACCGCGACCGGCGGCGCTGCCGCCACGAACGCGGACGCCATCTTCAACTACCCGTCCGTCGGCGCGACGCTGTAATTCAGCAGCAGAGTGGGACGGTGCGGGGTGATTCCTGCGCCGTCCCTTTTTCACAACCACACAAGGAAAAAACAAGATGAACGTACCCGCCACGATGCCAACAGATTGGAACACGGTGCAGAACGCACCCGGCCTCGACGAGAGCCGCATTGCCGAGGACGGCAAGCTCTTTGTGCAGTTCTACCGCAAGCCGGTGCTGAACGCAGCGAAGAGCACCGAAGCTGGCCGCGCGATCTACGAGGAACGCGACTTCATCAAGATCATGGTGCCCGGCGACAAGCTGAACATCATTGACCGCCAGGTCAACGAGCTTGACGCCGCTCGTTTCGCCGCGCGCTACGAGAAGTGGAAGCTCGGCCAGGGCAACGCCGTCGAAGGCACGCCGCTCTCGTCGATGCCAAAGATGACCCCGACCAAGGTTGAGGAATATCGCTATTTCGGCATTCACACCGTCGAGCAGCTCGCGCAGGCGAACGACAACGTCGGCAAGAATTTCTTTTCGTTCAACGAGGACAAGCGCGCCGCGAAGGCGTTTGTGGAGCTCGCCAAGGGCAACGCCCCGCTCGAGAAGATGAACGAGGAGCTGAAGTCTCGCGATAGCAAGATCGAGGAGCTGCAGGCTCAGATCGAAGCGATCACGAAGATGATGTCCGCGAAGGGCAAGAAGTCAGAGGAGTAATACACCGGCATGGCTTTCCAGATTGTCAACGACTCGACGCTGTCTGCGATCGTTCAGAATGTTGCGCAGCTGGTGAGCTTTCCGACTCCGGCGGACCCGGCGGGGGACACTGACCCCGCTGTCGTCCAGATGGTGCAGGCTGTCAACCTCGCTGGGCTCGATCTAATCTCGCTCAACGATTGGCAGGAGCTGACCAAGACCCACACCATCAGCATCCTCGCGAGCAGCCCAGGCATCAGCGAGCAGGGCTTTGCACTGCCCGAAGACTTCTACGAGTTCGTCGATCAGACGCAGTGGAACTCGTCGATGCAGTGGCCGGCCGTTGGGCCGATCTCGCCGCAGTTCTGGCAGCAGCTGCTGATCCGTCAAACGCTCCCGACCCTGTCGTTCTACTGGCAGGTGCGGGACAACATGATTTACATCCTGTCGCCACCCACACCGGCCCAAACACTGAGTTTCTTCTACCAGTCGGTTGCGTGGGTGCGCGATCAGGACAACTCATCGCTCTACAAGAACCGCGCAATCAAGAACGGCGACACGATTCTGCTCGACTCTTACCTCGTCACGCTGCTCGCGCGGGTGAAGTGGCTCGAGATGAAGGGCTTCGATTCGTCGGCCGCGATGCGCGACTTCCAGGTCAACTTTGAGAACCGCAAGGGCAACGAGCGCGGCTCGCCCGTGCTGACGATGGCGCGCAGCTTCAAGTACCCGTACATCCAGCCGCTGTCCAACACGCCCGACACGGGGTTTGGGGTCTAAATGCCGCTCGTCCCGCTCGCCCCATTCAAAGCTCCGCGCCGCTCTGCAGCGGCGCAGACGCTGCAGGTATTCAACATCCCTGCGCCGGTGGGCGGGCTCAACTATCGCGACCCGATCAGCGACATGAGGCCGACGGACGCGCTCGTGCTGACGAACTTGATCCCGCGACAGACGGGCGTCGAATTGCGCAAGGGCTGGACGTATCACACGAGCTCGGTCGGCAGCTCGGTCGATTCCATCTTTGCTTACAACGGCGCTGTGATCGGCGACAACAAGTTGTTCGCCGCAGCGGGCGGAAACATCTACGACGTCACGAGCGGCACGCCTTCGGTGGCCGTGAGCGCGACGGGCTCGACGAACGACGTTTGGAGCGTCACGCAGTTTGCGAACGGCGCCGGCATGTATCTGCTTGCAGTCTCGCCCGGCGCCGGATACTGGACATTTGACGGCACGACCTGGACGCAGCAAACGGTGACAGGCTTGCCGGGCAGCCCTGAGACGGTCGCGGTATTCAAGAACCGCGTCTGGTTCACGGTGTCGGACAGCTCGACCGTTTACTACCTCGACACGGTTGATGCAATTGCAGGCACCGCGTCGGGCTTTGAGATGGGCTCGCTACTCCGCAACGGCGGATACATCCGCGGGCTTGTCAACTGGACTCTCGACGCTGGCGTCGGTATCGACGACCACCTCGTCGTCGTCGGCTCGCAGGGCGACATCGGAGTGTGGACGGGCACCGACCCGTCTGACCCGTCGAAGTTTGCGCTGCGCGGCGTCTGGTACGTCGGCAAGGTGCCCAAGTTCGGGCGCTTCTTCACCGGCTATGGCGGCGAAGTGATGATGCTCTCCGAGCTCGGGCTCGTGCCCGTCTCGCGCCTTGTGAACGGTCAGTTCAGCGATGTCTCGCCCGGCCCGGCGCAAAAGATCCAGTCGGTGCTGATCCCGCTCGTGCGCTCGTACATCAACTCGATCAGCTGGGACGTGTTCCTGCTGCCGAGCGAGGACATCCTCATCATCAAGCTGCCGGAGCAGGTGACGGGAACCTACCAGCAGTTCGCGATGAACGTGAACACCGGCGCTTGGTGCGACTTCTCCGGTATGCCCATGACGTGCGCTGCGCTGCTCGACGGGCAGCTGTACTTCGGTACGGAAGACGGCCGCATTGCAAAGGGGTTTCTCGGGAACACCGACGGCACCGAGACGAATGGCACGCCTGGCGCCACGCTCGAGGGCGACGTGCAGACCGCGTTCAACTCTTTCAACACGCCCGCGGTGCTGAAGAAGTTCACGATGGCGCGGCCGATCTTTATCGCGCCGGGGCCGCCTTCGGTAAAGCTGCAGATCAACACGCAGTACACCTTCGTCAACGTCGGCGGCTCGCCGTCGTTCGTTCAGACGCCGGGCGGCATCTGGAACAGCAGCCTGTGGAACGTCGCGGTGTGGGCAGGCTCTGCCAACACCTACCAGAGCTGGGCCGGCACAACCGGGCTCGGCTACTACGCGAGCCTGCGCATGAAGGTGCGCGGACTGCCGGCGACGATCTTCACGTCGTCTCACATGATGAGTGAGCCGGGGGGTGTGATGTGAGCGATAAAGGGTACAAGAGTTCGCTCATTGAGGCCCTGCGCGGCGCGGGTATGGACGGCGCGACGATGGGCGGCGACGTCATGTTCCTCGACTTTCCGTGGATGAGGAACACCGACGTTGCGCTGCGTCAGCGCGCTGCTCGGGCGTACCTCGCGAATCCAGAAGTTTTGGAGTACGCCGACATTCCCTATATCCCGCCCGCGGCAAAGGGCGGCGGAAGTTCTGCCGTTCCTGCTGGCCCGCCGAACCCGAACACGATTGGCGAGACGATTCCAGAGAAAAAGGCGGAACCCGAGACTGTAACGGAAGCACAGCCTGCGCCTGCCCCGAAGGGCGAGCCTATTGAGCTGCGAGAGCAAGAAAAGACGGGCGTCATTACCGTCGAAGAGCTGCCGCCTGCGGACGAGGGTGAGCTCGCCGATCTTGAAAAGAAAGGCGTCATTACCGTTGAAGAGCTTCCGCCGGAAGAGTTGCCGCTGGCAGGAATGCAGCCCGAACTCGAAAAGGAAGAAAAGACTGGCGTCGTGACGGTGGAAGAACTGGCAGAGCAGCCGGCGGCTGCGCCTACGGCGCGCGAGGTGCTGGAAGAGCTAATCCCAGAAGAGGAGAAGCCAGAACCCAAGGCAACTGTCACGGTTGAGGAAATTCCGCAGGACTTGACTGTGCGACAGGCTCTGGAAGAACTAGTCCCGCAAAAGCCGGAAGAGCCGGAAGTGTCGGTAACGGTTGAGGAGCTTCCGCCCCCGCCGCCCCCGCCGCCGCCTCCCGTGGTTGCGCCGCCCGTAGCTGCGCCGGTTGCGGAGCCTAAGAGCGAGCCTGAGCCCGAAGCGTCGGTGACAGTCGAAGAGCTGACGCAGGAAGAGACCTCGCCGCAAGCGGAGCCGACACTTGAGGAAGTGATTGACTACATCAACGCGCTGACCCAGGCCGCTGCGACGGAGCCCGAGCCCGAGGCAGAGCCTGAGCCTGAGGCGTCTGTAACGGTGGAAGAGCTGCCAGTCGAAACGGGGGCGGCGCCAGACGGCCGAGGCAGTGCTATGCCGTTCGTGAATAGCTTGGCTCGAGAGATGGCGATGCTAGCAGCGATGGGCGACGCGTTGGGCACCGCGAACGATCCAAAGGGTGAAATCACGATTGAGGAGCTGTTCGGCGAATGAAGCTCGCGACCGATCAACCCGGTGAGCCGCAGGTGATCTGGCAGTGGATGACGCGCCAGACGCAGATCCCGTGGTCGACCGATCTGCGAACGATCGCCGCGATCCGCGACGACGGCACGATCGCCGCTGCGGTCGCGTTTGGCTCGTGGACGCCGGAGAGCTGCTTCATGCACGTCGCGTTCGACACGGGGCACTCGCTGACGCGCGGGCTGTTGAAGGCTGCATTTGAGTATCCGTTCAAGTCTATTGGCGTGAGGGCAGTCTACGGCTTGACGCCAAAGGATTTCGACAGGGCAATTCGGTTCAACAAAAAGATCGGATTTAAGCAGATCGCGGAGACGGTCGATTGCGTGCTGCTTGAGCTGCGGCGCGAGGACTGCCGGTTCCTAAAGGAGACGTTGCAATGAGCAAGGGTAGAGCGCCGGCCGCGCCGGATTACGTCGGAGCAGCGCAGCTGCAGGGTGAGCTTTCTAAAGAAGCTCTTAACATGCAGAACTATGCCAACCGCCCGACGCAGAACACGCCGTTCGGCTCGTCGAGCTGGAGCACAAAGGAGGTGGTCGACCCTGCGACCGGTCAAAAGGTTACGCAGTGGACGAACAACACCACGCTTGCACCGGAACTGCAAGGTGCCCTTGACGCGCAGATTGGCTTGCAGAAGGACCGGAGCGATCTCGCGGCCGGGTTCATGGACCGCGTCGGCAGCGAATACTCAAAGCCGTTCGATTGGCAGAATCTGCCGCAGATGGCGCAGGCGTCCGGCCCCGGCCAGCTGCAGAGCGGCATCACGGACTACACGCGCGGAATCACGACCAGCGCCGGCCCGCAGCAAAACGCGGTTGGTGGCTTCAATTTCGGCGGCCCGCAGATGGGCGTCGCGCAGCAGTCTGTCCAGCGCGGATTATCGACCGGCGATAACCCGGCCCTTCCGACGCTGAACAACGATTTCCGCAACCAGGTCGCAAGCGACCTCATGGCGCAGATGGCGCCCGTGCAGCGTCAGCAGCAGCAGTCGATGGAGACCGACTTGTCGAACCGCGGGTTCAAGGTCGGCACCGCCGGCTACCAGCGCGCGATGGACGAACTCAATCAGCGCCAGGCGGGCGAGCGGTACAACGCGCTCGGCATGGCTGGACAGGAAGCGCAGCGGCTGTACGGGATGCAGATGGGCGCCCGGCAGCAGGCGTTCAACGAAGACCTCTCCGGCGGCCAGTTCGCCAACCAGGCTTCGGGGCAGGCGTTCAATCAAGGGCTGCAGGCGGGCCAGTTTGGCAACCAGGCGCAGCAGCAGCTCTACGGGCAGATGATGGGGCAGGCGGATCTCGCCAACCGCGCGTCGGCGCAGAATTTTGGGCAGAACCTTGCCGCGGCGCAGTTCCAGAACCAGGCGCTCGGTCAGGCGCAGGGGCTCGACCTGTCGCGTATGCAGGCGGGCAACCAAGCCGCGCAGCAGCAGTTCAACATGAACCAGTCGTATGCCAACCAGCAGAACCAGCTGCGGCAGCAGGCGATCGCGGAGCAGATGCAGCGCCGCGGGATGTCGCTCAACGAAATGAATGCGCTGTTGACCGGCCAGCAGGTCGGTATGCCGCAGATGCCGAACTTCTCGCAGTCGGGCCGCGCGGAGACGCCGAACATCTTGGGCGCGACGCAGATGGGCTACAACGCCGCGATGGATCAGTACAACGCCCAGCAGGCCGGCTTTGGCAACGCGATGGGCGGGCTCTTCAGCCTGGGCAGTGCCGCGATCAGTAACCCGTTCATGTTCTCCGATCGCCGGCTGAAGCGCCGCATTAAGCGCGTCGGCACGCACGCGCTCGGCGTCGGCATCTACGAATTCGACATGGCTGGGTATCGCCAGCGTGGCGTGATTGCGCAGGAGGTCGCGGCGGTTCGCCCCGAACTCGTCAAGCGTCACGCCAGCGGGTACTTGACCGTCAACTACAGCGCGCTGTGAGGTGATCTATGGATGAGTCACAAATGTTCGACTACTTGTTGCAGATGGGCGCGATGCGGCCCGAAGAGGACGAACTCTCGCGCAAACAGGCGATGGTTGATGCGCTGCGCCAGCAGTCGATGAAGCCGCTGCAGGGCCAGATGGCCGGCAACGTCTACGTCGCACCCTCTATCACGCAGGGGCTCGCCCAGCTCGGGCAAGCCTACGGCGCTCGTAAGGGCCAGCAGGGCGTCGACACCGGTATGCGTGACTTCAACGCGCGGCAGAAGGCTGCTCTTGAGGCGCTGCGCGCCGCGCGCGGGCTGAAGAAGAAGCCCGAGGAAGAAGACGACGTCATCGAAGGATTCACCGCGTCGAGCTACTACCGGTAGCGGAGGCCGCATGGACTTTTACTCAGACGCACTGGCGCGCGGCGCCATTGTAGAAACGCCGGAAGAGATCGAGCGCAAGAAGCGCTCTCTTCTGCCACGCGCGCGCGCCGTCAGTGTGGGCGGCACCGTCACCAACACCGTGCAGCCGGGCGAGGAGAACATCCGCAAGGCGCTCGACATGTTCGCGCAGGAGGATGATTACTCGCAGGCGCAGGCGTATGCGCGCACCCGCGCCGACGAGGGCGGTGCGTCGATGCTGAACGCGCTCGCTGCGCAGTATGCCGGGCCGCGCTTTGAGGGCGTGCAGGGCCAGTACCTCAAGCGCTCGATGGCCGCGCGCGAGCCCATGAAGATCGGCAGCGCCACGATTACCCCCGACGGGCAGGTGCTGAAAGACCCCTCTGCGAGCCGCGAGCGTGAGGCGCAACGGTTGATGCAGCTTGGGCAGTTCCAGATCAGCCAGGACGACAAGCGGCAAGCGCGGGAAGACAACGCCGTGCTGCGGATGTCGCTTGCCGGTATGCGAGGCAACAGCAACGCCGACGACGCGCGCAATTGGCGCGCTGAGGACAAGCTGCGCAACGACTTCGACAAGGTCACGGGCGACTTGCAGACCGAGCTCGGCGCGACGCGCAAGATCAC